GCAATGCATACCTTGAAAGTAAAAGGAAGAACCAAAGCCTGTGAGTTACATCACACTCACGGAACCCTTGGGATTATCGGGTCAAGGATTGAGGGGTCAATTCTAGATTGGATTTATAACGGGGGGAATGTCGACACGTTAGGGGAGATAGTAACCCCCTCATAATTGCCTCAGCAATTCCATTCCTTGCCAAGATAACGGGTATTTATTTAGTATTATGTAAAGTATACATACCCTTAAGGGATGTCTAAGGGTCAGGTATAGGGTTAGAGTTCCCGAAAGGTCATCCGTCAGGATGATTTGAGGGGGCATTGATTAACTTCTTCAGTCTATATGTATATATAGTCCATACTAAAATTTCTGTTATATTCCTTTAATAGCCCTGTGACCAGGGCTTTTATATATATAGCCCCCCTTATAAAAATATATTGAAACCGAGTGTTCGGTTTCCCTACTTCCAACAGGTTATCTTATATGTAATGATTTAATTATCATTAAGAATCAAAGAGCAGACTTGCTCCCTTTGATTCCGCAAGTCCTTAGTTGTATTATATAAATAACTAAGGATTAATGTTGAGTAAACGCCAGAGTTATGCCGTTCGGCAGGTAGCGTTATTAGACCGATATAGGGGACTCTATTATGGCTAACAGAGGGCGAAAGCCTGGGATACAAAACATCTCCAAAAAAGAAGCCCAGGAGCGTATGCTCCAACTTCTGGAGCAAGGCGCCACCATTACCGCTGCTATGGCAGCCGTAGGTCGTAACGATGTTACCTTCCGCCAATGGTCAATGCAGGATGCTGATTTCAAGGAACGGGCTGATAAGGCTCGACTCCTAGGTAAGGGCATTAAGGCTGACCTGAAGAAACTTAAAGATATTTCTTTCCCTGACTTCTGTGAGCAGTTCTTAGATTCTAAGATGTTTCCTCATCAGTTGAATTGGCTAGACCTAATTGATGGGGTAGAACCTAGATGGCAACCCGCAGGTATGACTTATGAACCTAGCGACCCTGACCGTGTACTTATCAACGTACCGCCTGAGCACGCCAAGTCTACAACCATTACGATTAACTATGCCGTGTATCGAATTGTTACAAATCCCAACATCCGCATAATTATTGTTTCTAAAACTCAGGGTATGGCTCGTAAGTTCCTTGGTGCTATCAAGACCAGACTTAGCCACCCAGCCTATATGAAACTCCAGACCGCCTTTGGTCCTAATGGTGGATTCCAGAAGGATGCTACCCAGTGGGCGGCAGATATGTTTTACCTAGGTACAGGACGCGACTCTGGCGAGAAAGACCCTACGGTTCAAGCCTTAGGTATCGGTTCCCAGATTTACGGTGCTCGTGCTGACTTGATTATCGTTGATGATGCTGTGATGGGTACTAATGCCCACGAGTGGGAAAAGCAGATGGAATGGCTTCAAAAAGAAGTTATCACCCGTCTTGGTCGCCACGGTAAGTTAATTATTGTAGGAACCAGAGTGGCACCAGTTGACTTGTACAAGATGCTGCGTGACCCAGGGCAGTGGTCGGGTGGGGTTGCTCCCTTTACCTACTGCGCTATGCCAGCCGTTTTAGAATTTGATGAAAAGCCTGAAGCCTGGAAAACCTTGTGGGCAGAAACTGACCGCCAAGAAAACGACAAGGATGACGTACTAGCCAATGGAAATTTTCCCAAGTGGGATGGACCTTCTCTCTTTAAGAGACGTTCTCAGGTATCCCCAGCGGTATGGGCTATGGTCTACCAGCAAGAAGATGTCACCGAAGATTCAATCTTTGCCCCTTCTTGTGTTGCAGGTTCCGTCAACGGAATGCGAAAACGAGGTCCACTAAAGGCTGGAACTCCAGGACACCCTAAGCATCTAGAAGGTGCATATACAGTTATGGGACTTGACCCTGCTATGGCAGGTGCCACGGGTGCAGTTATTTGCACATACAACAAGTCTGATGGAAAAATTTATGTTTTGGATTGTGTCAATATGACCGAACCAACTCCGCAAAAGATTCAAAACCTGATTGAAGAATGGGTTGAGAAGTACAAGCCACAGGAACTGCGTATTGAAATCAATGCACACCAGAAGGCTTACGCATTAGATGACAACTTGCGTAATTATTTATCAATCCACGGATGTCAACTTAACTCACACTTTACTGGCAAGAACAAGTGGGACACATCATTTGGTGTAGCCTCAATGGCTTCATTATTTGGTAACACACGAGATGGACGATTCCAAGATAACAACTTAATCGAACTCCCAAGCAATGAAGGCTCTGAAGGTCTAAAGACTTTAGTGCAAGAACTCATTACTTGGAAGCCTGACACTAAGAATCCAACCGACTGCGTTATGGCATTATGGTTTGCAATCATTCGTATCCGTGAATTAATGCAACGCTCTTCAAAGGTAGGACAGTTTGCTCAGAATCGTTGGGCAACCCAAGCACAAATTAACCAACGCCAATCTATTAACTTAGATGAAGCCTTCTCATCCCAATGGTCAGACCAATATAGTTAGGACAACAATGGCATTATCAATAGAGCAGGTAGTAGCACGGGTTGAATCCCTGCGCTACCGTAATCACGAACGTGATGCCCGTAACCTTGACGTACTTGCTGTCCGTAAGGGAAAGATTGCTCAGGTTTATCCTAACTTCTTTCCAGAGGGCGTTGATGCAAACGTAGTAGCAAACTTTATTGACATTGTTGCTCGTGACTTATCTGAAGTTATGGCTCCGCTTCCAGCGGTTAACTGCTCTGCAGCCAATCAAGTATCTGATAGAGCACGTACCTTTGCTGACAAGCGTACTCGTATTGCCTCTAACTATTTCCAGAACTCAGACCTAGCAGTACAGATGTACTCAGGTGCTGACTGGTATATCACCTATGGTTTCGTCCCGTTCATTATTGAATTAGACGATGAAGCAAAACTGCCACGTATCCGCGTAGAAAATCCAATTGGGGCTTACCCAGAATTTGACCGCTACGGACGTTGTGTGGCATTTGCTAAGCGATACTCTATGACACTTGGTGAACTGGTATCTCAGTTCCCAGAGTATGATAGAGAACTTCTTGGACCAGAGGGCTATAAGCAAGACCTGAATGCAACAATTGAGATGGTTCGTTATTACGATAAAGACCAATCTATAATTTATGTACCACGTAGAGAGAACTTAATTCTTTCTCAGGCTGATAACCCTCTTGGCAAGATGATGGTTGTTGTTGCACGTAAGCCATCTATCGATGGTGAACTACGTGGACAGTTTGATGACGTGCTTGGTATCCAGTTACTGCGTAACCGATTTGCATTACTTGCAATGGAAGCAGCAGAAAAATCTGTACAAGCACCTATCGTACTTCCACAGGATGTGCAGGAACTACAACTTGGTGGAGATGCGGTTATCCGTACATCTAACCCAGCAGGTGTACGACGTGTAGAACTTACTCTGCCACAGGGTGCATTTACTGAACAAAACATTCTTAATCAAGAACTTCGTGTTGGTACACGTTACCCTGAATCTCGTACTGGAAACATTAGCCAATCTGTTGTTACTGGTCAAGGCGTACAGGCTCTTATGGGAGCATTTGATACACAGGTTAAATCAGCACAAGCAATCTTTGCGGCAGCCCTTCGGGACATTATTCAAATTTGCTTTAATGTAGATGAAATAATCTATCCAGAAGAAAAAACAATTCGTGGAGTAGATTCAGGTTCACCTTATGAAATTACATACAAGCCAAATAAAGACATCAAGGGTGATTACTCTGCTGATGTTCGTTACGGTATGCTTGCTGGTCTTAATCCAGCGCAAGGTCTTATCTTTATGCTTCAGGCTCTTGGAGGAAAACTCATCAGCCGAGATATGGCAATGAGGGAACTGCCATTTACAGTTAACGTAACACAAGAATTAGAAAAAATTGAAATCGAGGATATGCGCGGTGCGCTACTCGGTTCACTTACGGCATACACACAAGCAATTCCACAGATGGCAGCATCTGGTGGAGATGCTTCTGAAGTCGTACGTAAAATTGCTGCGGTTATCAAGGCTCGCCAAAAGGGTCAAGCACTAGAAGACGCAATTGAAGCCACATTCGCTCCGCAGCAACAGGTCCCTCCTACTGGAGTGCCAGAATCGGTTGAGCAAATGTCCCCTGCTCCTGAGGTTGCTCCAGTAGGAGGCGCTCCTTCCGCAGGTCCAGCACTTGAAGCAGCGCCAGAACCAGCACCAGACATTATGAGCATCCTTTCTAGCCTTACCGCATCAGGCGGAGCAAGTGGAAGCGTAAGAACAATCGCACGTAGATAACAGAGGCTGGGACAATGACAACAATCGTAGGCGTGCAAAACGTAGATGGTTGCGTCATAGCATCTGATTCGCGTGTAGCAGAGGGTGGGAAAGTTTATACACACCCAAAGATGGTAAAAGCAGTAGAACGTGGTAGTTATCTTATTGCGGGTGCTGGGGATTATCGTGCCTTACAGGTAATCCTTCACGGATGGCAACCACCGCTTGTAAATGCAAAAGCAAAACAAAATCTTTATGAGTTTGTAATTAACAAAGTTGCACCGTCACTTAAAGCAACATTGATTGAAGCGGGAATTGATTTCAAAAGTTCAGACAGTTCTGACGATAAATTTGAATTACAAATTCTTATTGCTATTAATGGGATAATACTTGAAATTGACAGTGATTTTGCGGTAGCAATGAATGACACAAATTTTTATGCAATTGGTTCAGGCGGAGATTATGCACTTGGTGCATTACACGCTGGGGCATCTGTATTAGACGCAATGAGAATTGCAGCACTTAACAATAATGCAACATCGGCACCATTTCATATACTTAAACAAGAGATTTACTAGGAGGAATAATGGCAGGAAATGAGAACAGCGGCGGAATGCGCCCAACTGCTCCGCAGAATAACCCAGCCAATGTTTCTGCTACTGGCGGTAACGGTCAATCAGGACAGGCTAAGCCAGGATACACAGGATTTGCATATGGTCAGAATGGTGCACTAGATGCACAGGCAGGTGCAGCAAAAATGCAACAAGCACCATCGCCTTCTGCAGCCCCTGCTCCAGCATCAATGGCTTCAATGTTTGGTGGACTAATGTCACTTGACGCTGACTCACAAGATTCTCTTCCAATTTCTGATGGAGTAGATACTGGTCGTGGTCGAGGTAGTGAAGCACTTCCTCCTGCGCTCAATAGCGATATGCGTATTACTGAAAATGTTGATTTGATGAAGAAGTATTTGCCAGACCTTATAGATGCTGCACGTTTGCCTGGTGCACCTGATTCTTATAAGCGTCTAGTTAATTACGTTAAGGCAAGGCTTATTTGATGAAATGGGTAGAAAATAATTTTTTCGACCACTTAGATAAATTTGGCAACTCATTAGGCTACGAGAACTTTGACATTGCCGTTTGTCTTTCTATGGTTCCTTGGGAAACACCAAGTGACCGTGATGTATTTATTATGACATTAACTGGAGAAGATGTTAAAGGTGGAGAGCCATCAACATTTAATCCAGGAAGTGCGGTGATGTAATGCTTTCATTATGGGATACTTTTCTTGGAACAGTTAAAGGTACGGTTGGAGCAATTCTTGGTAACGTTGCACAATCTGGCGCAGGTTTAGGCGCAACACAGGCATTTAAGGGTCGTCCAGACTTAGCAGCACAGGCAGCACTCGGTGCCGAAGCAGCAACTGGTCGTGCACTTGAGAAGGCTGGTATTACTCCAGTCGAAAGGACTGTAGCAAAAGTTGCTGACCCAGTTTTATACGCTGGCGAAAAGGCTGAGAAGTATGTATTCAGCCCAATAATTGCTCGTCCAATCTCTACTGCATTTTTATTAACTGACCCAAACAGTGCTTTGTACAACTCAGATAAAATGGGACAAGGTTTCCAACTATCTGATATCACTGACGCTTACCAGCGAAGTGAAAAAGTTTCTCTTGGCGTAGCAATGACTAAATCAGCAATCAATCCTTTTGCTGGTATTACTACACCAATCCTTGCATCAGGAGGCATTGACCTATCTAAGGTTGACCTTTGGAATGACCAAGATGTCAAGAAGAATTTTCAGGACAATGTAACTGGACGCTGGGTTACTGGTACCTCTGACTTTATTTTTAAGAACGTAGCAATAGCATTAACAGGAAACGTTGCAGGTGCTGCACTTAAGGCTGGGGCAATGCGTGCTGGGTTAAACACATCAATTAAAACTGGTGATATTAACGCTATGTCAGACTTAGAAAAATTAGCAACTGACCATATTGACTTTGTTAAGAGCAATGGTGCAACTGGTGTTCGTTCAAACTTTGGTGAAGACATTCAAAAGATTGCAGAATCTGAAGATATAATTTTTATTAAGAACATAGCCGAGAAGCACAGTAATAACCCTAGACTTCTTTCCTTATTTAAGGACACTAAGGACCCAGAGTTTGTGCGTGATGCACTACTTGCCGACAAAGGTTACGGTCCTGCCATTGAGCGCATTGCTGCTGCTCGTCGTTCAGATGACCTATGGTACTTATCAGATGGTAACGCTGAGATTCAAGGTAACTTTATTAAGACTGGAAAAATCCCAGAGCAGACAATTGAGCAACGTGCTCGTTGGATGGCAGCATTTGATGATGCTATTGCTAAAGACCCTAAGAGTCAAGAAATCTTTGATGCTTTTCTTAAGCAAGTTGAAAATCCTGAGACTGGAATTATGTCTCTTGAGCCAAAGTTCTTTGGTAAAGGTTATAAGCCAGCAGAACCAATCATTGGCAAAAGTGCTTTTACTGCTACACGCAACCGTACTGCACAACTTAAGGCTGCTGCTATACAGCGTGACTTTTCTAAGGTTGGCGGAGTAACTCAGACTGTTCTTAACTCACAAGTTGGTGGACCAGTTACAGTATTGATGCGTAACTTTGGAACATATATGCCTAAGGGTATTGTTTCTTTTTCTGGTCTTCGTCCATCTCAAGGTATCGACGAATTGATTTCAGTTTTTGATGACATTCCAGCATTTACAAAGGGCAACGGCGTAATCATCACATCAGAGCGTGGTGCACAAAAGACCGTATCTCAATATCGGACAGAAGTTCTTGACCGATTTATTTCTGCTTCTACAGATGGCGACAGAGCACTACTGATTAAAGACTTGAATAAAGAACTAGCGCGAGTTGTTGCTTACAACCGTGGTGTTTTTGACAATAACCTTATTGATTCATTTGTTGATGAACTAATGCAAAACGTAAACTCTGTACACGGACAGTTACGTACAAGCGGATTTGCCTATGACCCAACTGGTGCTCGTATTGCAGTCAATGCAATTACCCAGCGTCAACTTGTTAACACTGAGGCTATGTTGCCATTTGGTAAACTAGATACATTACTGGCTCGCGCTGCTCGTCAAGATAAAGCATCGATTAGTAATGTTCCAGCAGACATAGCACTAGGTGTATCAAAATCTGCCCGCGCAATATTTGAGGGTGGAAGCAAAGTGTTCTCACTTGCACAGTTGTATCGCTTCTCTTACATCCCAAAGAACTCCATTATGGAGCCTATTATCTCTGCAACTCTTGCATCAGGTATGGATGTAGTTAAGCCTTTGATGACTAATGTAACTAGAGGCGTAATCCAAAAATCAGGAAATGCTCTTATGCGTAATGTTGAGAAGAGTAAAACAATTCTTCCTACTCGCAAGCGTGAAATCCAACGTGAGATTCAGGCTCTTAGCAAGCAATACGATAGAGCCATCAATAACCGCGATGAAGTGTTTACCGAGTATCAGAACTTTTTCTCTGATGTGCCAGGAGTATCTCCTGCTGCACGCCGCGACTTTGCAGCAATTGTTAAGGATGACCTTCGTGATGCAGAGCGTATCGTTGATGACATTGAAGCACGCTTAAATAAATACACAGTTGACTTTGGTAACAATAAGCGCATTGATGTACCTACGGTCTATGGATTACAGCGACGTGTTGAGACACTTAAGGCTGCTAAAGACCCACGCTTTGGTGCAGATATTGCTAATGCTCAGGCTATTATAGCCAAGGCTGTTGGTGATATGAATACTCTAACACCTGAACTAAGTACTCTTAACAAAGAGATTGCTTCTGCATATGCACGTATCTCAAGTGCTATGGATGAGTTTGCTCCTAAGTTAAAAGAACAGGCAGACCTTCTTTCTATTGCTGAGAATCGTTACGCAAAGAAACGCTTTATGCCAGAGACTGAAAGAGTTGTCCTTAAGAATGGACAGACTCTTGAGTTCCCATCTTTTACTAATCAGAAGTATTTGGGTGATGCTTACTTCAGCGAAATTGCTAACACATCTACTCGTACCCTTGAGTTTCTTGGTAACAAGTCAATTGCAGGTAAAGTAAACCGCGTCAGTCGTAAGACTCCAGCAAAGAGCACTAAGCCTACAGACCCAGGTTACTTTGACGAACTAGTTTACATTGCTAACAACCATATGCGCGGAGATGTTTTGGTTGACAAGATTCTTGCTGGCGCAGGGCGTGAAGAACTACTAGCAACTTGGGCTAACACAAAGCAGGGTGCATCTTATGCTAAGAATATGGGACGCGAAGCAGAAGATATTGTTGACATCATTGATGAATCAATGTCATACGTCAACCGCTACCTTCCAACTGCTGAGTCTCGTCGTATAGTTGCAGCAGGAAACGTAAAGGTTACAGATTTACAACGTGAACTGGCTGACAAACTGGACTCAATGGTTCCAATTCAGCCTCTTGATGTCCAGTATGCAAACCCAACCACGCTAAGTGGAAGTATTAATCAGAATGTTGACTATTACCTTTCAAAGGTATGGCAACAATTAGGTCGTCCTGAAAACGTAATCCGTGAAGTATGGGGAAACGTTGCCCATCGCAACCGTACTGTTAATAAACTGAACTCATTAATTGATTCAGGTCAGGAAGTCGACCTTGCTACGGCATTATCACTACGCCAATCTGCAGCAGCAGAAGTTGTTCAAGAAATTACTAACACCTTCTATACAGTTCCACGCCAACACCGTGCTTTATATATTGCCCGCGCAGTATCTCAGTTTCCTAATGCATCAGCCAGTGGTATCTACCGCTATGGTCGTTTTGCCGCTAAGGAACCTACACGTGTTTCTGGATTCTTAAACAGTTACTACGGTCTTTACAACTCATTTGGTGTAGACAAGTACGGTAACCCCGTAGAAGACCCAATGAAGGCTGAGTACTTGTTAGTACCAGGCTCAAGGGAACTTGGATTTAACAAGGGCAAGGGAATTATTTTGTCTGCTCGTGCAACTAACTTTATTGCAAACCTTCCTGGTCCATCTTGGCTAGTTCCAATTGGTGTTGGTCAACTTCTTAACAGTAAGCCTAACTCTAATAAAGTAATTAAAGACATTATTGATTCAAGCATTGGTAAGATTCCTAATTACTCTTACGATGAATTGTTTCCTTATGGTGTAGAAACAAATCTACCCAAGCAACTTAAAACAACATTTACTCCTGCTTGGGCAAGAAATCTACAGACAGCATTTAGTAAGTCAGAGACTGATTCTATGTGGATGCAATCCTATGCATCAGAGTCAAACCGTCAGTGGATTCTTTACGAAATGGAACTAGGTCCAGAACCTACTGAGAAGTCAGTACTTGATGGTACAACTAGCATCTTCTTGCGTAAATCCCGCACACAGTTTTTCTCACTCTTTGGTAGCCCACAATTTGTGGACACTCTTCCAGATAGCGTGTACAAGGACTACTACTACACACGTCTTAACAAGTACAAGGCTGAAGGAAAGACACAGAAAGAATCTCTTGCTCTAGCAGAGGCTGATTTCCAGTCACAAATGAGCCTTGCGGGTGGCACAGACTTTCCAATGGACCGTTTGTTCTTATCTGCTAAGAGTCAGGTTGCAAAGATTCCTGCAAACCAAGCAGCCTATGACCGCATTTGGAGTGACTTCTCTGGTCTTGCAAAGCAACTAGAAGAGATTGACCCATCTACGGTGGCATTGATTACTGCTGACTTGCCTATTGGATACACAGCGCAGGTTAATAAATTTCTTCAAGACCCTAATACAACATTGCCTGGTGGCACAACTCTTAATGAGAAGTTGAGAACACCTAAACAGATTGAAAATGAACTTGAAAAGTCACGTGTATGGAAAGCATACTCTGATTACAAGACTCAACTCAATGATGCTGCTAAGA